GGGTATACAAGCTCTGAAACGGTAAGCATTGAACGCAGAGACGGTACTCCCGATGTAATAATGCGTACAAAGTGGACACAGAAAGGCAGATTGTTTATTTATAATCTGCTTAAAGGTGACGGGATTATACCGTTAATTGAACAAAGACTTGTTATTTAACATTAAAAAATTATAGATTTAAGCCTCCTTACGGGGGCTTTTTCTATACCCGAAAGAAGGTGAAAATATGCGGGACTGCATACCGATAAACAAAGAACTGATACCGTACAGTTTTAATATATTGCTTGGCGGTACTTTATTCGGCTTAAAAATCAAATACAATAAAACAAAAGATTTATTTACGGTTGATGTTTCAAAGGATAATGAGGTTATATGTTACGCGGAACCGATTGTATACGGTGTACCGTTATTTCAAGATGTGTTTATGGTTGAGAAATACCCTTGTCTTAATATTATTCCTCTTGATTTATCGGGAAATACCGATAAAGTTACATTTGACAATTTTTATAATACGGTGTTTTTGTATATTGATAATGAAGAAGTCAGCTTGAAAGGTGGCGGCGGTCAATGAATGAGAAGGTTTCAAGAATGGTTAAGACTTTGCGGGGCCGGTCTGATAACGTCAATCCCGTAAGGGATATGCCGAAAGGGGTATTCGGTCATACGGCGATAGTCGAATGTAACGGCGCGAAAATCAATTCAAATGATTTGGATATTGAGTTTAAAGTACCTTTTGATGATGATACGGAAGCAAACGAAGCGGAAATTAAAATTTATAATTTGTCAAAGACAACGATTTCCGCTTTTGCTTTGGATAAGAAAATAACTCTTACGGCAGGTTACGGCAACGATACGGGAGTTATATTCAGCGGCTTTATAAGTAAGGTTACAACAAAATACAGCGGGGCGGATAAAATTACGACCGTTAACGCTATTGACAGTATGGAGCTGAAAGAACGTAAAATTGACAGTATATCATATTCCAAGGGAACAAAGGCTTCATATATTCTGAAAGATTTGATAAAAAAAATAAATTTGCCTTTGGCGGTATTTGAAACAAGGAAAGACCATACATATAAGGACGCTGTTACCGTGGACGGGGAATTAATGAGTAATATTAAAAAATATGCGGAGATTTGCGGAGTTTCGGCATATATTTTAAAAAGTCAAATTTATGTCCGTTATATTAAAAACGGGGATAATATTAATTTTACCGTTTGCGAGGAAACAGGTTTGATTGACAGCCCCGAAGAATTTACCGAGGAAGAGAAATCCGAAACGGAGGAAGGCAATAATAAAAAAGATGAAGAAAAGGTAACGGTAACGGGATATAAATTTAAAACGCTTCTCCGGCACCAATTAACAACAGCGGCTGTAATTAAGCTGAAAAGCAGGGAGATAAACGGTACTTACAGAGTAAGAAAAGGCTCTCATTCCTTTAACGGAACAGATTTTATAACGGAGGTTGAGGTTATCTGATGAACGGAATCGGTCTTATTGATGATATGATTGAGGAAAAGCTTTTGCATTTGCATACGGCTTTCCTTGCAAAAGTATTAAATTTTGACGAGGATACTTTAACAGCCGATATTCAGCCTCTGTCTCTGACAAAACAATACGGAAAGGCCGCAATCAGACAGGCTGTTATAAAAGACGTTATTTATCTTGAACAAATCAGACCGTCCCAAAAAAGTCAGGCTATTGATAAAACCGTTTTATGTGTTTGTTGTGAAAGAGATATAAGCGGTACAAAAAACGGTTCTTATGCTCTTCCCGTTATCGGACATCATACTTTGCACGATTGTATTATTGTTGGGTGGCTGTAAATTTTTTGCGGAGGTGTTTTTTTGAAAGGTTTTAAACTTGATGAAAACGGTGATGTTATTTTAAATAAAAAAGATATAGATATTACAGAAAATTCGGAATTGCTTAAGCAGACGGTCAGGACTGTCTTGGGAACAAATAAAAACGAATGGGATTTTAATAAAAATGAGGGAATTGATTTTAGAAAAATTATTGTTAAAAACCCCGACATTAATTTGATAAAAAATGAAATTCAGGAAGGTTTGAAACAGGTTGATGAAACTTTTATTTTAACCGAATTTTCTTTAAATCAAAAAGGCAGAAAAGCGGTTATAAGTTTTACGGCAGTAAACGCGGAAAATAATGTTGTCAGCGATACTCTTTCTTATTAACGGAGGTGATTTGTTTGGGTGTGTTGACGGAAAAAGGGTTTCAAAGACCGTCTTATGATGAGATTGTGGAAAAACAGATTGAAAGGGCAAGGGTTTTATTTGGACAGAATATTGAAACAGGTGAGCAAACCGCGCTTGGTAAGTTTATAAGAATAATTTGTAAAGATTTATCAGAAATGTATGAGGATTTGGAAGGTGCGTATTACGCGAGATTTCCCAATACCGCGGACGGTACAAGCCTTGACAGATTATGTGTTTTTGCGGGAATAAGCCGTAACCCTCCCACTTCTGCCGTTCATAAAATAAAAGTTTTCGGTAATGAGGGATATTCTGTTCCCGTCGGTTTTTTGGTCGGCACCGAAAACGAGATAAATTTTTACAATGTTTACGAAACGGTTATGGAAAGTGACGGCAGTTGTGAAATTATCGTACAGGCCGTGGATTTTGGAGAAAGCGGAAATGTTTCTTTGGGTGAAATCGAAAAAATTATTAACCCGGTTGCGGATATAACTTCCATTGAGCATATATCTGTTGTCAGTTACGGTGAAAATGAGGAAAGCGATAAGGATTTAAGGGCAAGATTCGCTTTAGCTGTTGCGGGGGCAGGGTCGGCAACGGCAGAGGCTATACGTGGCAACGTTATGAGGGTTGAGGGAGTAAAAAGTGCTTTGGTAACAGAAAATCAAACGGATGTGACAGATGAAAACGGCAGACCTCCGCATACGTTTGAGTGTTATGTCAATACAGATGATTTGACTGATACCATGAATAAAAATATCGCGAGTGCTATTTTCGCCAAAAAGCCTGTCGGTATACGCAGTTTTGGGAATATTGAGGTTGATATAATCGATGAATCGGGAAATTCCAATTTAATTTATTTCACACGTATTCAAAAGGTTTATATTACGGTGACGATTACGGTTGCTGTTACGAACAAATTTGAAAAAGACGGTTTACGAATAATTAAGGAAAATTTGATTGAGTATATCAATTCTCTCGGAAACGGTGAGGACGTTATTTTTTCTTCCTTGTATTCTTATATTTATTCCGTTAAAGGTGTAAAGGAAGTTACGGTATTGAATGCGGATGTTTCGGAGGTTCGGAAAACAAATTCAAAAATTGTTTTGTTGCCCTCACAAACAGCTTATTTGACAGAAGATAATATTGATATTGAGGTGCTTGATTATGACGACCGATAAATATACAAAGCATTTACCGGATTCTTTTGCTAAAACGGAAGACAGCAACAACAGTAAACTGTTAAATATTAATTTTGAGGCGTTGAGAGAGTTTCAAAATGATATTTCGGATATTTACGCGATGATTGATTTGAATAAGGCGGCAGGCAGAACTTTAGATTTATACGGAGATATGCTTGGACAGACGAGAGGAAGACTTAATGACATTCAATACAGAACTTTATTGAGAGGTATTATAGCAAAAAATCTATGTAAGGGTGACTATGCCTCAATAATTGAAGCTGTCAGTCTTATTTTTGATTGTGATAAATCCGAAATCAGTTTTGAGGAAGTCAAAGACAGGGTCTGCGTTATTTACGCGAGAAAGTTGCCCTATATGGTTATATTAAATTCGGGGTTTTCCGCTGAACAGGTTATTGAGATTATAAAAATGGTATTACCTGTAACCGTGAGACTTGAAGCGGATAATTTAGAGGGTACTTTTGAATTTGGAACTGCTGAAAATGAATATAATGAACTTAAAGGTTTTGGAAATATTGAACAGACAACAGGCGGTTTTTTTGGAGCCTTGTATGGATTTGATGATAACTTTGATTTACCTATATAAATTTACAAGGAGTTGATTATTTGAGTTTGGAATTTAAAAATAAACCTCTTGAATGGAACGAAAAAGGGGTTGAACCGACGGAAGAGTTAAAAAACACAGGATTTCAACCGGGATATAAGCCTCCCGCGGCATATTTTAACAGTTTTATGAATAAGACGTTTAAGTCAATAGAAGAGCTTCAAAATGTTGTAAATGAAGTTGAGACGGAGGCAAAGAACAAAGACGGTGGAAACGCCGATACGGTGGACGGAAAACACGCCTCCGATTTCGCGGCATACGGCATTATGGAAACAGGCGGAGATTTTAATAATATGACTGCTCCGGGTATTTATGCAATGAGAAACCCAACCGCAAACAAACCGCCAAACT